TATATGAATATTATCGTACAACATATGAATTAAAAAATGCAACAGATGTACCTAATCTACCAGATCAATACCGTTATATAATTATTGATGGTGCTATGTACTACGTATATCAGTTCCGTTCTGACATGCAAGCAGCGCAACTATCACTAAATAAGTTTCAACAGGGGATCAAACACTTACGGACTCTTCACATAAATAGAACCGAATACGTTAGAGATACAAGAGTATATTACTAATGGCTACACAGTGGCAAACATTCCCCATTGAATTTAAGGGTGGTCTTATTTCCAACCTAAGTGCTTTGCAGCATGGTACAAATGCTGTAGGTTCTGCTACCTTATTACAAAACTTTGAAGTTAATAAGGAGGGTGGTTATTCTAAGATACTAGGATACTCAAAGTATAGTTCTACTGAGGTTCCAGGTTCTGGCCCTATCTTAGCACTTAAAGTTATAAGCTCTGCAAGAATAGTTGCCGCACGTAAAAATGCTAGTAACCTAACAGAATATTATTACAGCACTGGGTCATCTTGGACAAGTATGGCTTCTAGTGTGGGTGCTAACGGTGGCAAGGCTAGAAGTGTATTATATAACTTTGATGGTGATGATAAAGTTATTTTTGTGGATGGTACTAATTATCCTGCAATATACAATACATCAGGTAACTCTGTTACCTTTCTATCAGCCTCAAACAGTACAGCGATAAGCGCCACACAACACGTAGCTATATTTAAAAACACAGCTTTTTATGCTAAAGATAATGTTATTACTTTTACTGCCCCCTTTACTGTAGATGATTTTAGTGCAGCAAATGGTGCAGGTTCTATAAATGTAGCAAATGATGTTACAGGTTTAGTAGTATTTCGTGATCAACTTATTATCTTTACAGAAGATAGTATCAAAAGATTGACAGGTAGTACCTCAGCAGATTTTACAGTTTCACCTATAACGGATCGCATGGGTTGTATTAATGGCGATACAATTCAAGAAGTGGGTGGGGATATTATGTATCTTGCACCTGATGGTATTAGACTATTAAGTGCTACAGAAAGAATAGGTGACTTTGGTTTAGGTGTAACCTCAGATAAGATATTCAAAGATGTTAGTACCTTTATAAATCAGACATCTAATTTTGCTTCTGTAGTATTAAGAGAAAAGGCACAGTATAGAATATTTGCATATACAGAATCTGAAACTAAAGATACTGCTAAAGGTCTAATAGCAACTAAATTTATATCTCAAGGAGCAGATGGTCTTAACTGGTCTACAACAACAGGAATAAAAGCAAGTATAGCAGATAGTAGGTACACCTCTACTTTAGAGACAGTAGCCTTTGCTAATGAAGATGGTTATATTTATCTCATGGAAAGGGGTTCAACTTTTGATGGTTCTATTATTAAGGCAATTTATGAATCTCCGTTTATGCCAATAACTGATCCACAGGTACGTAAAACTTTTTATAAACTTACTTTATATGTAGAACCCTCTGCTAGTATGAACTTAACATTAAATATAAAATATGACTTTGATTCATCTACAGATACTAAAGTAGTACAACCTTCAACACAACAAATAACAGGAACGGGTTCTTCTGTATTTTTCTTTGGCGCATCTAATTCTATATTTAATACAGCCACATTTGGAGGTGAGTTAGATAAAGTATATAATACTAACATAATAGGATCAGGTAAGACAATATCTTTAAGAATAGAAGACGCTACAACAAACCCAACTTTTACACTTGACACTGCTTTATTAGAGTTCAGTCAAGAAGATAGACAGTAAGGAAACAACATGGCAGGTTACACCAGACAGGATACGGCGAACAACATTGCCAATGGTAACGTTATTGACGCAGATGATTTTGACGCAGAATATAATGCATTAGAGGGTGCCTTTAATGCTTCAACGGGTCACAGGCATGATGGCACTGCAGGTGAGGGTGCTCCTATTACTAAGGTTGGACCTAGCCAAGACCTTGTTGTATCCGCTACAGACGTACAGCCTAAAACAACTAACACCCTTGATCTAGGTACATCTAGCGTACAGTTCAAGGACGGCTTTTTTGATGGTACTTTAAATGCTGATGCGATTATTATAGGTGAGAATGGCTATTTAAGCTTAGCAGATAACGAGATTGATGTATCTACAGGTGATCTAACTTTAGATATTGCAGGTAATCTAATTGTTGATGCTGAAGGTGACATTACTCTTGATGCTAACGGTGGTGACATTCTCCTTAAAGATGGTGGTACTACTTTTGGTGGTATATCAAATTCATCAGGGGAAACAGTAATTAAATCAGGGTCTACCCCTACCACTGCTATTACGCTCTCAGGTGCAAATGCTACACTTGCAGGTAATGCTACTGTGTCAGGTACGTTAGATGTAACAGGGGCAGTTAATTTTAACAACACCACAGCAAGTACATCTAATACTACAGGTGCTGTTATTGTTGATGGTGGCATGGGTGTGGCTGGTGCTGTAAACATTGGTGGTGATGTAGACATAGATGGCAACCTTACTGTAACTGGATCTAGTAAGAACATCACAGGTAATTTGATCGGTGACGTGAAGAGCACAGACGGTACTAGTGTGCTTGATAGTGGTACTGATGGAACAGATGCAAGCTTTACAGGGTCTGTATCAGGCAATGCTACTACAGCTAGTGCATGGCAGACAGGCCGTGAATTTGCTTTAACAGGAGATGTTGCTGGTTCTGTAACAGGCGTAGACGGGTCTGATAATGTATCAATATCAACTACAATACAGGCAAACTCTGTTGCGCTGGGTACAGATACAACAGGTAATTACGTAAGTAGCTTGGTTGCTGGTACAGGCGTTATTCTTACTAATAACTCAGGAGAAAGCGCTACACCTACTGTTTCCATTGGTCAAGCTGTGGCTACAGACTCAAATGTAACCTTTAACAACATTACTGCTTCTGGTAATCTTACAGTAAATGGCACGACTACTACAGTTGATACTACCAACACTACTGTAGCAGATAGTCTTATTGAGCTAGGTAATGGTACTACAGGTGCACCTGCTAATGATGCTGGTATTGTTATTGAACGTGGTGACAGTGATAATGCCTTTATTGGTTGGGATGAAAGCGCAGACAAGTTTAAAGTAGGTACAGGTACATTTACGGGTGCATCTACAGGTGATCTTACTATTACTAAAGGGACACTTGTAGCTGATTTAGAAGGTGATGTAACTGGTGATGTCACAGGTGATGTAACGGGTACTGTATCTGATATTTCTAATCACGACACAGATAGTTTAAGTGAGGGTAGCACTAACCAATACTTTACTACCGCTAGAGCAAGGTCATCTGTTTCTGCAGGTAATGGTATTAGCTACGATAGTTCAACAGGTGTAATATCCACAAATGCTTCTGATAGTATAGGGACTACAGACTTAGAAGTATCCTCTAGTCTTAAGCTGACTGAAGGTGCATCTGATTGGGTTTTTGAAGTAGACGCAAGCAACAATCTTGTAATTAAGTATGGTACAACCACAGTATTAAAACTAACTACTGCAGGAGCACTGACAGTAGCAGATGATGTAACAGCATTTGGTAGTTTATAATGGCACTTCAAAGTAGTGGGACAATCAGGTTATCTAACATTCAAACTGAGTTTGGTGGATCGAATCCAATCTCTATGTCTGAATACTATAGAGGCGGCTCTTATGTTACAGATAACAACACAGGAGTGCCTACATCAGGTTCAATAGACCTATCTGACTTTTATGGTACTGTTAATGTATTTACTTTTAATATTACTTCAAATACAGAAAATGCAAACGTATCTACTCTAGCTACAGCAGCAGGGTGGGATGGATCACAGCCTTTAATATGCAATATTAATTCAGGAGTTTACGTGTGGTCAGATACCACGTCTTCTGCTGGACTAATTATCTCAGGAACCTTTTCTGGTGGCCTTACAGTAAACAATTCTGGTTACATTATCGGTAAAGGCGGAGATGGCGGCGCAGGAGAGTTAAATGGTAATGCTGGTGGTCCAGCGTTATCTAATGCTTCATCTAATGTAACTATCATCAATAACAGTGGGGCGTACATAGCTGGCGGCGGTGGCGGTGGTGGTGGCGGTAAAGGTGGTAATGGCAACGGCGGTGGCGGCGGTGGTGCTGGCGGTGGTGCTGGCGGTAGCAGCTCTGGTACAGTAAGGGCTGGCGGTTCTGGTGGCGCAATTGGTCAGGTCGGTGGCTACCCTGCAGGTATTACGGCGGGTTCTCTATATATTGAGGGTGGAGCTGGTGGCTCTGGCGGATTAACTACAGATTATGATGACAATAAAGGCTTTGGCGGTTGGGGCGGTGGTCGTATTCTGCCAGGCAATGGTGGTGATTATGACCAGTATAATGCAGAAAAGCCAGGTGAGGGTGGTAGTGCTGGTAATGCAGGAACGGGTGGGGGGCAGTTAGCGGGGACCGCTCGTCATGCTTCCGGCGGCGGTGGCTGGGGCGCAGCGGGTGGTACGTCAAGTCGGACTTCGGGTGGCGCAGGTGGGGCGGCAATCTCTGGTACATCCGTTACATTAACTAACAACGGCACAATTTACGGGACTACAGTATAATGGATATGGATACTATTTGGAATGTGGGGCTTACTGCCGCCTTAGCCGTAGCTGGGTTTCTAGCTAGGGGTTTATTTATGGAAGTGCAACGATTACAGTTACTGCTTAATAAGACTCGTGAAGAAGTAGCTAAAGAGTATGTTACTAAAACAGAAGTATCATCAAACATTAATAGAATATTAGACAAGATTGATGCATT